CCAATGGCTGTCTCTCCATAAAATGGTGGGCCCTACAGGTAACGCTCCTGTTTCTACGCCATGTCAAAGCGCCGTCTTACTTTCGGACTCAGGGCCCATAAATGTCGTTTATCGCATACATTTCAAAATGTCGTTTATCGCATACATTTTGGGGTGATTGACGGGATTCGAACCCGCGCTAACTGGATCACAATCAGTCGTGCTAGCCGCTAACACTACAAACACCATAAAATGGTGCCTCCCCACGGGATCGAACCGTATCCTGCGCGTTTTCAGCGCGCCGTGCTGACCAACAACACTAGAGAGACAATAATGGAGGCACCGATGGGACTTTAACCCACATAAAACTGTTTTGCAGACAGTTGCCTAGACATTCGGACCACGGCGCCATTGAAATTGGAGCGAGCATTCTTTTTCAAGACATTTAGACTTTCATATTTACCTAGGAATATGTCCAAGTCATTATCTCCATACATACCATTGGATCGGCTGCATTTACAAAAGGAGGCTCGCATAAGAAACTGGTGCCGGCAGAGGGACTCGAACCCCCGAAGGTTTCCCGACGGTTTACAAAACCGTTGCAATAGCCACTATGCGATGCCGGCCTAAACTAAAAGCTTTTTCCTTGAGCATATCGAACTCTACGATAATAACGTCCTTTACCATTGGTGCCCCAGAGGAGACTTGAACTCCTAAAACTCTGGTTTTGAATCAGATACGTATGCCATTCCGTCACTAGGGCAAAATTGGAGCCGCAATCAGGATTCGAGCCTGAGTCTTCTCATTACGAAAGAGAAATAATGCCATTATACTATTGCGGCAATTTGGTGGCTCCGTTCGGAATCAAACCGAAAACATCGCGCTTATGAAACGCAAGCAATAATCATATTCAGAGCCATGGTGTTCCCTCCAGGATTCGAACCTGGAACTAAAGTTTCGTAGACTTTTGTGATTTCCGATTTCACCAAGGAAACAAAATGGAGGACCTAGTGGGACTCAAACTCACAACCTTCCGGTTCGAAGCCGGACGTTCTATTCGATTGAACTATAGGTCCATGAAATTGGCGCTCCCGGTAGGATTCAAACCCACAACCCCCGAGGTAGAAGCTCGGTGCTCTATTCAATTGAGCTACGGAAGCATTGGATGGCACCGCGTGTAGGAATCGAACCCACCTTGCCAGTTTTGGAGACTGGTGCACAACCACTATACCAACGCGATATTGAAACTGGTTGGGAGACTAGGATTCGAACCTAGATTAGCGGAGTCAAAGGCCGCGGTCTTGCCGTTGGACGATCTCCCATCATATTTGTATTATACTACTATAATAAAGATAAGTCAATAACTATCTTAGTTCCGGACTTGAGCATAGACTTGATCCCTGACTTGACGCCTGACTTGATTCCAGACTTGAACCAAGACTTGATCCGAGACTTGATCCCCGACTTGATCCGAGGCTTGATCCCAGACTTGATCCCAGACTTGATCCCTGACTTGACGCCAGACTTGATCCCAGACTTGATTCGAGACTTGAACCCAGACTTGATCCCAGACTTGATCCCAGACTTGATTCCTGACTTGAATCGAGACTTGATCCCAGACTTGATCCCAGACTTGATCCAAGACTTGATCATAGACTGAATGCCTGACTGATTTGAGTTTCATCGATGTATAGTCCTGACTTGACGCCAGACTTGATCCCAGACTTGAGTCCAGACTTGACGCCAGACTTGATTCCTGACTTGACGCCTGACTTGAACCAAGACTTGAGCCCAGACTTGAGCCCTGACTTGATCCCAGACTTGAGCCCTGATTTGAGCCCAGACTTGAGCCTCGACTTGACGCCAGACTTGAGCCTCGACTTGACGCCTGACTTTAGCCTCGACTTGACGCCTGACTGATTTGAGTTTCATTGATGTATAGTCCTGACTCGATTCCAGACTTGAGCCCTGATTTGAGCCCAGACTTGAGCCTCGACTTGAGCCCTGACTTGATCCCAGACTTGATCCCAGACTTGATCCCAGACTTGAGCCTCGACTTGATCCCAGATTTGATCCCAGACTTGAGCCTCGACTTGAGTCCTGACTGATTTGAGTTTCATCGATGTATAGTCCTGACTTGACGCCAGACTTGATCCCAGACTTGATTCGAGACTTGATCATAGACTTGATCCGAGACTTGATCCGAGACTTGAGCCCAGACTTGATTCGAGACTTGAGTCCAGACTTGATCCGAGACTTGAGCATAGACTGATTTGAGTTTCATTGATGTATAGTCCTGACTTGATCCCAGACTCGAGTCCAGACTTGAGCCGTGACTTGAGCCCAGACTTGATCCCCGACTTGACGCCAGACTTGATCCCTGACTTGACGCCAGACTTGATTCGAGACTTGAGACCCGACTTGATTCCAGATTTGATGCCCGACTTGACGCCAGACTGATTTGAGTTTCATTGATGTATAGTCCTGACTTGATGCCTGACTTGAGCATAGACTTGATCCCAGACTTGAGCCCTGACTTGATCCCAGACTTGATTCGAGACTTGAGCCCTGACTTGATCCGAGACTTGACGCCAGACTTGATTCCAGACTTGAATCGAGACTTGACTCCTGACTTGACTCCTGACTGATTTGAGTTTCATCGATGTATAGTCCTGACTTGACGCCAGACTTGATCCCTGACTTGATTCCTGACTTGATTCGAGACTTGACGTCCGACTTGATTCCTGACTTGATTCGAGACTTGACGTCCGACTTGATTCCTGACTTGATCCGAGACTTGATCCCAGACTTGATCATAGACTTGAGCCCAGGCTTGATCCGAGACTTGACGCCAGACTGATTTGAGTTTCATCGATGTATAGTCCAGACTTGATGCCTGACTTGAGCCTCGACTTGAACCAAGACTTGACGCCTGACTTGAAGCCAGACTTGAGCCCCGATTTGAGCCCAGACTTGATGCCAGACTTGATCCCAGACTTGAGCATAGACTTGATCCGAGGCTTGATCCCAGACTTGATCCCAGACTTGATCCTCAACTTGAGCCTTGACTGATTTGAGTTTCATCGATGTATAGCCCTGACTTGATCATAGATTTGATTCCTGACTTGATTCCTGACTTGATCATAGATTTGATCCGAGACTTGATCCGAGACTTGATCCCAGACTTGATCCCCGACTTGATCCCTGACTTGATCCGAGACTTGATCCCTGACTTGATCCCAGACTTGATCCCTGACTTGATGCCAGACTGATTTGAGTTTCATGTTGACTATTATACATCAACTGGAATCTAAAGCAAGAACTAAGAAATCAATAATATCAATGACTTAGCCTAAGTGCTTGATTTCATTGAGTTTTATTTTTAGTAATAATATCAATGACTTAGCCATATTTCCAAGTGCTTGATTTTATTACATAATATGACATTGGAATTTGAGCCTGGATGCATCTTACTTGTTTTATTGTATGTTGTTATGTTTCGATGCTTGAATCGTAATCCAACCACATTCTATAAGTTTATAATCAATATCTGGACGCGCTAACGGAATTTGAATCCGTACCTTCATCTTGAGAGGATGAAATCCTGGCCAATTAGACGATAGCGCGGAGTGGCGACTCCAAGGGGAATTGAACCCCTATCTCCTGTTAGACAGACAGGCATCTTAGCCACTGGACCATGGAGCCAAAATTGGTGGAGACGGAGGGAATCGAACCCTCAACTCCGGAGTGCAAAACCAGTGTTTTCCCATTAGCACTACGTCCCCAATTGGTAGACCCTGACGGGATTGCACCGCCGACATTCGCCGTGTAGAGGCGACGTTCTGCTGCTGAACTAAGGGTCCATGAATATTTGTGTTATACTCAAAATGCAAAATGCGTATAACTGGTGCCCACAAGTGGAATTGAACCACTGTTTACGCCTTACCAAAGCATTGTAATAGCCACTATACTATATGGGCAAAATGGCGCGGATAGTCAGAATCGAACTGACACATTCACGTTGGCAACGTGATACGCTACCACTACATCATACCCGCATTGAAACTGGAGCGGCCGAGGATAATCGAAATCCTGTCTCTGCGTTGGAAGCGCAGGGCCCAAACCACTAGACCACGACCGCAATTGGTGCCCAAGGTCGGATTCGAACCGACACTGTAGGAATTTTAAGTTCCGTGTCTCCTGCCATTGGACTACATGGGCGAAATGGTGGGATTGATAGGAATCGAACCTATTGAGCCTTAGGCAACGGATTTACAGTCCGCCGTAACTCTCCAACTTTACCGCAATCCCAAAGGTTATGATGCTCTTACGATAACATCGCTTTTCCAGCCATTCAAAAAGTCAATCCAACTTTCATCATCGATTACGATTGGAAATCTTTTTCTAACTTCTAATAACTGATAATAAGATGGCTTGATTGGAAACTGTTTTGGTCTCCAACGACCGACTGGCAATGAACTACCTTTTTCGTAATTACATTTTGGGCAGGCAGAAACGATATTAGTCCATTCATACTTGCCACCTTGGCTTTTTGGATAGACATGGTCGCAAGTCATTTCATGGAGTGTAATTCGCTTTTCGCAATACATACAAACACCATGATCCCGATAGTATAATGCTTCCGGGCGAAGCTTGACGTTTTCCTTGATCTTCTTCACGTCCGTTCTAGCAATGACAGAAGGCCATTTCATATCAACGGATGGAGTCAAAATCTTTCTGTCATATTCAAAAACGACACGACATGTATCGTTACAGATTCGCGTTACAGCATCTTCAACTGGAATAGTGTGAAGAGGAAACAATGAAATTGGCATGTAATCGTAGTTTAAAACTAGAGTCCGTAGACCAATCATTGTTTTCTCCTTTCATTTTTTCATAATGATTAACAATAGCAATAAAAATATTGCTACCCATAATCCAATGATTTCGATAAAAAATAGTTTTTCGTTTATACACATAAAACTATTTAGAAATGGTGAACCCACCCAGACTTGAACTGGGATGTACGGAGTAAGAGGCCGTCTCATTGCCAATTATGATTATGGGTTCATTGCAAAAATGGTCCGGAAGGTCAGATTCGAACTGACGATTTCATGTACCCAAAACATGCGGATTTCCACTTTCCTACTCCCGGTTATAAAATTGGAGGACCGGGTGGGACTCGAACCCACGATGTTGTATAGCAGATTAAAAGTCTGCGCCATTCGCCGCTATGGTAACCGGTCCGGATTATTGCGGCAATTGGCTTAACACAAACTATATCTTACTATCATCACCATAAAATTTAGATTTCTATCAAACTTATCCACTCATAAGAGTAAATAGAAATCGTTTTCCTTGTAATCATAGAATTAGTGGTTCTATTACAAGTCTAATTTGGTGCCCAAGGTCGGATTCGAACCGACACGGATTTCTCCACCAGTTCCTAAGACTGGAGTGGCTCCCATTACACCACTTGGGCAAATTGGTGCTTCCGACAAGTTCCGCCCTTGTGTCTCTCGGTTATCGGCCGAGGATTTTACTGTTAAACTACAGAAGCATAATTGGCTGCTTCACGTGGGATCGAACCACGGACATCCTGATTAACAGTCAGGCGTTCTACCGCTGAACTATGAAGCAATAAATTCGGTGCTAAACAGGAGCCCATAACACTGTTTAGCGGTTCTATCGTGGTTAGGGTACGCCGGAGTTTTCGATGAAACTGCGGAAAATTTTGAGAGTGTAATATTGATATTGGATTCGAACCAATGTCCCCATCCATCGATGGCGTCCTACCTCTAGACGAATCAAGCATTTTCATTGAATGTCCTGCAAGACATTTTATGAAAAAGACACTCTAACATTTTCAAGCCATTGCAGTGGTGTTGAAAATGAAATTGGTGTCCCCAGCCGGATTCGAACCGGCGTCAAAAGATTGAAAGCCTTCTATCCTTGGCCACTAGACGATGGGGACATTAAGTAGCGGGAGCTGGTACTGCCCCAGCTATATTTGACGTATGAGGCCAAACGGCAACTTTTGCTTCCCGCGACACGATTGATTGACTCTGTGGCCGCGCTTTTCACGTTCTCGGCGAGTAAGTCACACTCATGACAGCCATCTGATGGTCTCTTTCTTATGTATCATGTATCAGACCCGACCGTGCCTCTATAATATGCTTACAATAGAAAATTTCCGGGACCCCCTCGACGCGGTCGAGGTGCGTTATAGATTGTATATCATTCCCTCACAACTAGGTCCGATATCACCACTGATAACCAGAACCATAATTACATTTGGCCGATTGTGTCACGGATGAAAGCAAGTGTCCTTTCTCACCCAAATGCACTTATGTTGAGACCCGGAAATTCTCTATTGTAAGCATACCATATTGCTATGATATGCTTTTTACCAATTTCTCCGTATTTTTCATTGCTACCGTAGCAGCAAATCCATCCTCGGTGCCGACCATTCGACTTTTTTATAGTGGTGCCGCAGTCTCGTTCCGCATAAGGCATTTCAGATACTATCTGGATGCCGCCACTTTTCAACAAAAAACCCGCCTTGTTGGAGGCGGGCTTGTCAGTAGACAAATGTAGATATACTACCTACTAACAAGCCTTCATATCGATGGCAAACGATGAGCGCAGCCATTCTTTATGATTTCTTAGTGTATTATATTTTGTACCAATTGTCAACATATTTTTTTCCAAAAAATTTTCGTGTCTCTTTAGTATATATATATCATTCTATCTTAATTTTATGTCACTGTCAAGAAAAAATTTAGGAAGACTTTTGAATATTGGCCTGGGTGGGTTAAAATTCCGCTGTACCTTCACTGAATATTCTATTCGATCTAATCCAAAAGTCTACCTAAATTTTTTCCGCGTATTCTTCCAAACTCTTATAATAAGTCAACATTGCTTCAAAATTATTCAGTCTGTTTGGTGACCAGAATTTATCCAACCATTCATTATAGCCCTCGACAAATTCCGGATCGCCAAACGGATCAATCATGTTTTCTTCATCAATCATGGTGTAATACTAACATAATCAAAAATAAAAGTCAATATGTTTTTTTTGCATATCTGCTATGCGTTATAAGTATCACCAGCATAAAAGGAAGAATCATCATATGAATATTCCGACGGTTTATCATCAGGCGAATATTTTGCGAAAATAACAGTATCAACACCAGGAACAATATCTCCGACGGCGCGATAATCCCAAATCTTATGAAAAAAATCAGGCTTACCCCAAATCTTCACGGCCGAGTTATATTCTTCTCCACGAAAACCCACAAAATGAATACAAGGCTTAATGTTGTCAGTCATGTTTTTATCCCTATTCATCATGGAAAGATTATCTCATATCCGATACAATAAGTCAACAACTAAAAAATCAATGATTTCAATGACTTAGCCTAAGTGATTGATTTCATTGGGTTTTATTTTTATTGATGATATCTAAGACTTGATGCCAGACTTGATTCCAGATTTGATCCCTGACTTGATCCCTGACTTGATTCCAGATTTGAATCCCGATTTGATTCGAGACTTGAGCCCAGACTTGACGCCAGATTTGATCCCTGACTTGATCCCTGACTTGATCCCTGACTTGATTCCAGACTTGATCCGAGACTTGATTCTTGACTGATTTGAGTTTCATTGATGTAGAGTCTTGACTTGAACCCAGACTTGATGCCAGACTTGAGTATAGACTTGAACCCTGACTTGATCCGAGACTTGATTCCAGATTTGATGCCCGACTTGATCCCAGACTTGATCCGAGACTTGATCCGAGACTTGATCCCTGACTTGAGTCCTGACTGATTTGAGTTTCATCGATGTATAGTCCTGACTCGATTCCTGACTTGAATCCAGACTTGATCCCAGACTTGACGCAAGACTTGATCCGAGACTTGAGACTTGACTTGATCCCTGACTTGACGCCAGACTTGATCCGAGACTTGATCCGAGACTTGATCCGAGACTTGATCCCAGACTTGAGCCCCGACTTGATGCCAGACTTGATTCTTGACTGATTTGAGTTTCATTGATGTAGAGTCTTGACTTGACGCCAGATTTGATCCCTGACTTGATCCCTGACTTGATCCCTGACTTGATTCTTGACTGATTTGAGTTTCATTGATGTAGAGTCTTGACTTGACGCCAGATTTGATCCCTGACTTGATCCCTGACTTGATCCCTGACTTGATTCCAGACTTGATCCGAGACTTGATTCCAGACTTGATCCCAGACTTGAGCCCTGACTTGATCCGAGACTTGATTCCAGACTTGAATCCCGATTTGATTCGAGACTTGAGCCCAGACTTGATCCCCGACTTGATCCTCAACTTGAGCCTTGACTGATTTGAGTTTCATCGATGTATAGCCCTGACTTGATCATAGATTTGATCCCTGACTTGATCCCTGACTTGATCCCTGACTTGATTCTTGACTTGATGCCAGACTTGATTCCAGATTTGATCCCTGACTTGATCCCTGACTTGATCCCAGACTTGATTCCTGACTTGAGCATAGACTTGAGCCTCGACTTGACGCCAGACTTGAGCCGCGACTTGATGCCAGACTTGATTCTTGACTGATTTGAGTTTCATTGATGTAGAGTCTTGACTTGACGCCAGATTTGATCCCCGACTTGAATCCTGACTTGATTCCAGACTTGATCCCAGACTTGATTCCCGACTTGAGCATAGACTTGACGCCCGACTTGATCCGAGACTTGATCCGAGACTTGATCCCTGACTTGAGTCCTGACTGATTTGAGTTTCATCGATGTATAGTCCTGACTTGAATCGAGACTTGATTCCTGACTTGAGCCTCGACTTGATCCCAGACTTGATCCCCGACTTGACGCCAGACTTGATCCCTGACTTGAGCCCCGACTTGACCCCAGACTTGATGCCAGACTTGATCCCGGACTTGATCCGAGACTTGAGCCTCGACTTGATCCCTGACTTGATCCGAGACTTGAGCCTCGACTGATTTGAGTTTCATCGCAATTCAAAAAAAGGGAGAAGAGTTTAAAACTCTCCTCCCAGTTTACATAGAGTTTAAAAATATCAAGTTTTAATCAGGTTCGGACTTCAAGCTTTCGAAGGGTGTTACCATCAAGATCGAAAGTCCAAGCATTGGCATCCAACGCAGTCTTCATTTCCGGCGGCACAGGAATCGCAAACTCACGACCGGTACCACAAAGAACCTTTAGAAACTTCTCCTTACCAAGATCGGGCAGAGTAACCTCGACAAGCGTACCAATCATAGGATCGGCATCCTCGTCAATAATCTTAGCATTCAACTCGCGAAGAATACGAGCCCAAGTCACAATTTCACAGGCCGCACGGCGCTGCTCAATATTGGACCAAGAGAGTGCAGTCTTGGGAGACAACTCAGACCGCTTGGTAATCCACTCGGCCGGAATGACTACACCATGCCACGAATAAAAACCAAAACCATCAGCATATTCAACAGCCGGACCAGTCTCACAGTGGAGCCGCTTCTGATCGTCAAACCGAATAGCGATAGGCTTTTCCTGGAAAACGACTAAGTCCTCATATACGTTTGTCCAACCAACATTCTTGGCCAACTCAAATAGACCATCAAGCTTGTTACAGTCATTGATATCACAAACTTCTTTAAAGTATTCATAGAACGAAAGCCAACCAGCGTCATGTGCGCCATAGATGGTCGAACCGAGAATATCATCAACAGTCAATGAGGAATCGATTGACCGAATATATTTAATAGCAGCCGTGGGGGAATCAACAAAATGAAACTTAGTCGGTTCCTTTAGGCCAACCAGCCTATAAGCCTTCTTTACAGACTCGATTGCCTTATCACGATCAATACGATCCGTTGAAAGACCGATATCAAGCCACTTGTCACGATAAACAGGAATCTGATCCTGCTGAACCTTAGTCAATTCTTTAATCATAATAAACTCCGTTTGGCGTTTCTGTTTAGTCTGTGTATAATAACACAGGTGGATATTAAAGCAAGAGAAAAGAAATCAATGATTTCAGTTAGTTAGGATAACCCATTGAAATTATTGACGTTTTTCTTTATCAATAAAATCAATGAGTTATACGAATTAGTCGGCTGCCTTACGGAAACCTTCAGCGACATACTCCCGCTGCCGCTTAACCACATAGTTACCAGGCTTGACCTGAATAGTCTCATGGGTATCAAACGACCGAAGATGCTCAATCTCCGTAGGTGCCTCAACGGCAAAGAACAACTCAAACAACTTGGAATCGTCCGTGATTTCCTTACGCTTGTAACCCTTAACACGATCCATAGTCATAACGTGATTATGACCAGTTTCCGAGTGGGCGACAACATACTTCCCATTCTCAGTAGCAAGCGGCACAAGATTAGCAGGAAGATCGGCAATTCGCATGATAATAAAGTCACCCTGCGCTGCCATTCGATCAAAAGTCTTCATGTTATATTCATCCTATTTCTTTATGAAAAATCAGAACCATTCCGATTTTGTATGTGTATTGTATCATTATTATATAGTCAAGTCAACAACTAAAAAATCAATGATTTCAATGACTTAGCCTAAGTGATTGATTTCATTGGGTTTTATTTTTATTGATGATATCTAAGACTTGATCCAAGACTTGATCCCCGACTTGATTCCAGACTTGATTCCAGACTTGATTCCAGACTTGATCCCCGACTTGATCATAGACTTGATCCGAGACTTGATCCCAGACTTGATCCCTGACTTGATCCGAGACTTGATGACTGACTGATTTGAGTTTCATTCCTACATTATATAATATAATGCATAAGAAGTCAAGAAATATGTGATAAATCGTCTGCAACTGTATCCAATTACAGACGATTCATAACAATATTTTACAGAATATTACTTTTTAGTATAAACGGAAACTATGCGGAGATATTCCTCAGCCTGTTTTGTGAACATATCTTCAAAAACATTAAAGGAATTTCCAGAATATTTGTTGATCATATCAACAACATCCTTAGCAACTCGGACTTGAAACTGTGTAACATCGGAAACAAAGTCTTTTGTTCTTTCTACATAAGTTTCCATGTTCTTCTTTGCTTCGGAATAAAACTTATTTTCAGTATCGGTAAATAAAGGCCACATAGGCACCTCCTGTTTTGTGTCGCCCACGATTGGCGCGACTACTAATATATAGTGAGCAGGTGCAGCAAAATCAAGCTTTGTGACAAAAAATATTTTTATGAATATGTGATTTTTTTACTTGACACACTATTGACAGTGGTATATAATCAGTGTGTCTGGTTTTCAAGTATTATTTTGTTCTAATCCGTAACAAGCAATAAAATAAGAATCTACTATATCAGAAACAGGAGAAGATACTTTTTTACCTCTTGTTATTCCTAATTGTTTGTATAAATCTATTTCTGTTTTATTCAGAAAAGCATCATACATTTGATCCTTTGAATAGTTTCCCTTACCAACGAATTTCTTTATTCTTGTTGGTGGTATAGTTTCAAACTTTATTCCTAGTTTATACATTTGGTATTTCAGGAGACCTGCATTTTCGGCTATATTATATACTTTTCCTTTGCTACCAAAGGAATAATCTTCCATATAAACTTTTTCTATATCTGATATCTTTTCCATCTGATTTATAGTCCAAAACGTTATTTGTTCATAGCGTTGTTCTGGACTATTATAATCCATATGAGAATGACCGATGATATTACCAAAAACACCAGTCATTTTTTTATTGTCTGTTAGATAATGAATTTTAGAATCGATAAATTTGGTATTGCTTTTTTCTTGAACACATATACAAGGACAAGTAAGACTATAATCGATTCCTATTATTCTTCCCATCGTGATTCATCTATTTCATCATCGGAATCATATTTCTTCAAATCTTCTTCAATAATCTCACCACAAAAAGGACAATATTCGGGTGTTCCAATCGTGTCCTCGTCTTTAAATATTATTGTGTAGATTGATTCACAGTTTTCACATGTTATGTTATTCATAAGATAGATTCTCCAGTCTTTCTTTATTTTTTTCCAGTGTTTTGGCAAATCCAGGATGAAGTGGTTTTGGTGGATTGTTGATATCAAACCAGACAAAATCATCATTTTCATCATTTAGACTTATATCATTCATATCAGTCTGCTTATTTAGTTTGTATAAAAATGTATGATATGTGAAATCACCTTTGGTGCTTGAATCGAGTTTTGTAAGTTTCTTTGGATTTAGTTTGAACTTTATTTCTTCATCCGTTTCACGACAGCAAGCTTGTTCTGGAGTTTCATTTCCTTTTCCTGAACCACCGACCGGACCATATGTGTGTGGAGAATCACACTTTGCGCTTCTCAACGCAGCACCATATTTTTTTGTATCTGGAGCATAAAATAGAACTCCAGCAGCCATTTTAGGATTGTCGTCTTTTGATTCTAAAAATAATCTAAACGATTTCATTTTAATACTTTTGGTGGTAACTCTTTTGGTGGTTTATCCCTAAACAACACGGAAGACATTTCCGAGTTATCATTTTCTTCATATTTAGTTGTGTCCATTTCTATATCTGTATTATTAGATTTAGCTCTTTCTTTGGCCTTTCTAAGATTTTCAGCAGTTTCAATAGACCACGGCAATCGATATGCTTTAGGTTCTTTTGATTCGTTTGATATTAACCACACATAAATTGCTTTTGGTTCATCCTCATATGTAGAAATGATTGTATTTTCCTTAATGCTTCTCCATTCATGATTGATATTTTTTGATGTTCCTTTTATTTCCAGAAAACAACCAAGAATAAACAATAAAAACATCATATACAGAAAAGACGATGATATCTTTCTATCGTACATATTTAAAGTCAATATGATACCAAGAAAAAGCGATATAAGAAGGAATAATATGATCAACAACAACGTTATTTATCCTCTCTAAGACTTCTGAATACTTTATTGAAACTGGCTGGATTATAATGACCAGTTTCGTCTAATGTAAATCTCGCGACCGTTGCTTCCTCCAATGGAAGCGTTAATACATGTTTTTCCTTAAAAATATTAACGGTTGTGCCATTTTTATGAACCGTGACAGAAATGGTACATGATATGGGACTTTCTGTTATTGAAGAAAATCTGTGAATGTTGACAATATATTCTCCGGATTTTATTCCACGTCCAACAGCGATTTCCGAGTTTCGTGATTCAGGATCATATGCACGCCCCAAATCGTCTCTAAGCAGATTGAAAGTTATTCCATTTTTTCGTGAATAACCCACAGATTTTTCATTGGGAGCTTTCACCCATAAATCAATATCAGCGGTAATAGTTTTATCCCAGAAAAGTTCTATGAGAATATTACCCTGATTTATCGAATCTGTTTCAAGTTTTTTTGTTGTTATGATCAAAGCCATGATTGACATGGCCATAAATGCGATCATCATCGTAAAGAGTAAATCTCTATACGACCATTCAAATCCTACACTAGGTTTCTTCATGACCGCACCATAGTGCGATTTCTCTAAGCCAAATCATCAGAAATACACCCACGATGTTGGGCGAAATAGCTAAAGCAAGATTTTTAAAAACAATCAAAAGCGTATCTGTTTCAGTATTTGAAAGTCCTATTGCTGCATTTATGATACCAATACCAGTAAAAGCCAAGGCCCACATTGGTAATCCATTAGCAATATGTCTCACTATTTCCCATTTTTTAAATAATGATGATATAATTCCCACCATAAAATACGCTAAAAGAAATAAAATCATCGCGTATTCCATCATGTGAAGTTTTGAGAAACCAAATAGAAAATCAGCCCACCATGCTGATCCCAATAAGGAAATCAGCATGGTGTTTATAACTATGAATTTTGCCGTTTGTTTATTATTATTCATCTAGTATTTATACTAGATCGACAATCTCACATCCAGAACCATCTGCCGAACATGCGGCTGTTTGAGAACCAGCAGTATGATCGCGTGTTTCATATTCAGACAACTTCGACCAATCCACATTCTTGGGCATCTTTGCTTCTAATGCCTCATATTCTTCTTTTGTGCAGTCTTGATAAGGCGCTTGTTTATAAACATGATCTGAATATGGTAGAAATGATACACCTGACATTTCATCAAAATGATTCCATACCCAAGCACCAACTTCCATCCATTCTTCTTCACGGACTGTTACAGTGATTGATGGTTTATGTTCACACCATTCGCGATAATATATCAACCAGGTTTCAAGTTGCTGAATAGCTGTTAAATCTTTTCGATATACAGCGTCACCAGAAGTTTTAATAGGAAATGAAAACACATATGTATGATTTGGTTTCATTACATCATCTTCAACTGGAAATCCAGCATCGACCATCATTTTAGCTAATGGGTCTTTTTTGTCTGCTCTGACCGTCCGAACATAATAAGGTGAATGTCTGGCATGAATACCGGAACCAGAATCTACCAATTGTGAAACCGTTCCGCTAGGTTTAACACAAGTCACAGCAACGGATTGATTAATCCCAAGTTTCTTGGCCCAAATCTTGTTTGTATCTATCGCAATCTTTCGAAGTTCATTTAAAACAGCTTTTAGTTTTTCCGGACCCTGTTTACCATTTGTTAGCGCACTATCCATGATTCCAGTCAAAGATACACCAAGCAATCTTTCTTCATCACAGTTTTCTTTCCATTTTTTTGTAAGATATTTGAAATCTGTCAATGTCGATTGAAATGTACCAAAGATTGTACCAATCTTCACTTTTTCCTTTAGAGTTTCCAAAGTGTCGGTGCTTCTAACAACAACTTCTGTCAGATTGCAAAATTCACGATTTCTAAGAACGATTTCGCTGTTATGTACCAGAATGTCATTAGCAAAAAAGTTATGAGTTGATGTTTGAATATCATATGTATCTTCATTTGATACAATCTTTCTGGACTTTAGTTTTCCAATATACGTTTTTGCTTCCATTCTTTTAACTCCTGTTGATAAGTATTATTCGTAAACTTTGTTATGTCTGTTACAATCATACAATTCAATTTATATTCTTCCTTGAATAGATGAAACTTGTATTCTCTGTTATCCTTGTTAAAATATCTTGACTTCGTTTCTATTATAGTCTTCATTTCATTATTTTCATATATAAAGAAATCCGGTCTGTATCGTTCTCCATTAGAGAGAATATAACATCTTTCTTCTGTTTTCCAATCAGCATTGATTTTGTCTAACCATTTGGCCATTATATACTCATATGTAGATCGTAACCAAACTTTGCTGCCATCTTTCTTTATATAATACCCTTGTATCGTTTTTCCATTCTTGGATAATAGTTGTGGCATTTTGTGTGGCCAATCATACCAAGGCGACTTCTCACCCTTAACATTATCACTCCTTTTCTGTCTTAGAGCGTCGGTGACAACACTCATTCCTTTTCTGTGTTCTATACCAATATAATCAATACACAATTTTCTACATACAGAGTATGTCAATCCAAGATGTTTGGCAAGTGTTTTGAATCCGTGACCTTCAGTGTATAGAGAAATTATCTTTTGTTCCAATGGGCACGGGTTTGCCTTTATCCAGATTTGTCTTTGAGACATTCCAGAGTATTCGTTTCTGGAATGTCTTTGTTGTTTTATATTGGTATACCACTCTTGTAGTTGTCGCTTTTCGAAATGTGTAAACATATAAGAATCCTTTCTACCAACCCTTATACTATTTATAATATCTCGATTTTAGATAGCAACTACCAGTTCATCATCGTCTGTAAGTTCATCTGCTCTCACATAACCCCTATTTTTGGTATAAACGGGATGATCTGGAGTGCATCTGATAGTCTTTACTCCATGCAGAGTATCAATCTCAAGTTCTACCAGTTCAGCATTTGGTCTTGTCAACTGTGCGGCTTTAATGGGTGCCCATTCAATATTATCAGTGTGAGTGTTGAAAGCGAGAACTTGAATATTCTTATCATTGTCGAAGATTTCAACTACTTCTTTAATTGTAGTCTTACCATAATTGCGTGTGATGATTTCGCTTGAACCTACGAGACAACATGGATTCGTTCCAAAATCAAAGTTATTGTTTCTGCGACCACTTTTACCAGCTTGTATTTTTGAAGCTGCTCGGGAAAAAATACCACGTTCTCCGGATTTCGATTCATAAAGAGCAAGCCATTCTTTCATGAATATGCCGATATCTGGTTTCCGATTAGCAACATAAGAGTTATTAGCCAATGCTCTTTGTGGATTTTGTTCCCACCATTGTCCACTTTTAGCGATTCTCATATTATCGTCAGACAAATCAGAAAGTGAAATCAACGCTGATCTTCTTACACCACCCACAACTACTATTTCAGCCACCTTACAAACAATATCATGGCACTCTAATGAAGTTAGTTTTCTTCCCGAAGCATGTTTGAATGTATTGCAGCAGAATTTAAACAATTCAACAAGTGGTTCTGGTCCAGAAGCACGACCACCAAAAGTTTTCAACGGTGCGCCGGCTGGTCTTACTTTCGACATGTCCCACTTGGGAATCTGGCCGCCATAAAGAAGGTGAATCAATTCCTTAAATGCTTTTGCCCAACCAAGTTTCGAATCTGCAACATGAATAGTCGTTTCGGTATCATGAAATTCTTCTGAGATAACGGGAAGCTGATCGGTATATTTTTGTTCAACTGAAAATCCAACTCCAGTTCCGTTCATCAGAATGTATAGAATTTCATCAAATGATCTTGGATTATCGACAGCAACATAAGAACAGTTGTATCCAGCAACATTTTCACGCTTTAGTGCTTCACCAGCAGTCATTACACACCGCATCGATGGCATTACACGCAAAGACAGAACAGCATCTTCCAGATACGATCTTTCATCTTTACTCAGATTATAATCATGCTTCTCTTTCAAATGATCTGTGAAAAAGTCAAAAAATCTTCCAACAGTTTCAGGCCAGATTTCACGGCGATTCTTTTCTGGCAACCATCTGCTATACCGGGAAAGATGGATAAATTCCTGGTACTGTGTTGGAAAATAATTATTTGACATTATTTGTCTCCATTGTTAGGTTTATTATTGTTGGAAATATATCTGATATAACTTTAGCAGCTTCTTTAGCAATTTCTCTATGTTCTTTTTGAGTTCCGTTGCCAGAACGTAATTCTATGTAGTGAATCCATGAACGCAAACTTCCTTTCATATACATTCGCGATAATGTCATACCTTCAGGTAAAACGGCGCGAGCAACTTCTTTTGCTATACCATTGTTTATAGCCCAATTATATGCTTCATTCGCCGTATCTAAAACTTTTTGTTGATAATTCAGCCAATTATTATTCAGATGTTCGTCGGTATTTTCGATACTATTTTGTCTGTTTTTATTATCTTGTAATCTAGCATCGCGAAATTCGTGTCCCAAATCTGCGACTGCGTATCTTTGTGAAAATTCTTGAAACGTAAAACTTCTATGACGTAATATTTGTCTGGCAATATCTCTTGTTGTCTCAATCTCCAATGTAACATCCACCATTTCTAATGGCGACCAATGTTTGTTTTTTATAAGATACTTTATAAGTTTTTCGGATGTATCTGTATTGTGTTGATTCGCTGGATTTGAAACACGCGCACAATACGATATTAGATCGATGGGCAGGCCAATTCCATCACTCATTAAATCAACAGAAGGTCTTGTATAAGAAATAAGTTTCACATTCATGATATATTCTCAAAATGATTGTTTAAAAAATGTCACTCTGCATGGTTTAGATTCAGCACCCAAATATGCTGGCTTTCCGCTACATATGTCTTTATTTGACATATTGCCTGAAGCATCACTAAGATTTATACAACCAGAAAGCATCAGACACATAGTTATCAACAGATATTTTATATTTTTTTCCATGACTGTAACCTAAATTTTGCTTCTAATCCATTAAAAGTATTATGATCGATAATATAAAGTATTTCTGATATATTCATTCCATCCAAAATCATATCGTTAATATCTTTCAACATCATATTATTAGGCCAAATACAAACATTATATCCACTTTCAATTGTTGTTGAAAGTTGTCTGACTATATCCTTATTTCTGGGCTGATTGTCATAAACAATGACACTATTATTTATATCGACAAATCGACCTAGATCATTCAAATTTGATCCAGCAGCAGCAATCGCATTTGGAATAAACATTGAATCGAATGGACCTTCAACAATGTAAATCTTTTTATTCTTGTCCATTCTGTCAAGTCCATATATTTTTGGACTATGTTCATCAATCTTTATTGTAATATATCGTGTTTTTGAGTCTGCTTCGAGGGCTCTTCCTTGAATTGCTATCAGATTTTTATCCTTATCATAAAAAGGAATAATGATTCTTGGATCGTTTTCCTTAAGATTTTTTTCATGATTTGGTATCAGATTATCGATAAACTTTCGAAAATCAGGAGCGTAATATAACTCGCTTAGAAATGGTTTGGGTATTTTTCGATTCAGTAAGTAAGACTTAGCATAATGATTGTTTGATAAACTTTCAATTGTATCCAGATCAAGTTTGATTTTGAATTTGGGAAGAATGAAATCTGTTAAAACTTTAGGTTTCTCATAGTTTGAATGCCCAGAATCGCCAGCCTTATATCTTTCCATGATGTATTCTTTATGAAGATTAACATCAACATATTTGATAAAGTTGCTTATCGTCATTCCAACGGAACAGTTGTGACAGCGATAGAAAAGATCGTTCTTTTTTCGGAAGACGTATCCTCTGGCTTTGTATTTGTTTTTCTGTGAATCACCACAAATAGGACACCTGAAATTAAACAGATCGTCGTTTTTTCGAGAAAATCTGTTTAATTTCGGAGATAGCAGTTGAATATATTTCCGATCAATATAAATAGTCATGCTTAACATTATACAGTGAATGTATTGAAAAGTCAATCGCTATTATCATATAATTTTTATACCTCATAATAGGAGATTCATATGATAAAGAAGTTTTTATTGGCTTTGTCGTTTGTATTATATACTACTTCTGTCTGTTTTGCAACAGATACTATTTCATCGACAGTTACGGGAACAAATACTATTACAGTGGATAAAGCACCGCCAACAGCAATGGCACCAGGTGTTATTATTAATAATTCCGACGTATGTAAATCTGGTGTTAGTGGAGCAGTTCAAACACAGATTCTTGGTATTGCTACAGGTTTGACCATTCAGGATGAAACATGCGAAATCATAAAACTATCTCGATCATTATATGGTATGGGAATGAAAGTAGCAGCAGTTTCCGCATTATGCCAGGATGTAAGAGTGTTTGACGCAATGATCATGGCTGGAACTCCATGCCCATATAAAGGATTAATCGGCACAGACGCATTGAAAGCCTGGCAGGAAAATACAAAAGATGTTCCTGTTGGTTCTAAAATGATTGTTGCTGAAACAAGATCAACACAGCTAACTGGCCGTTGGGCAGCAAAACCAGGAGATTTTGAATATTTAAATAACAGAAGGGACTAATATATAAACAACACAATAAACTAATGGAAAAAAACAAGTGAAAATAACAACATTTTTATTTTTTATCTGGATAGCATTTTTGTTCTGTTTAGCCTTTCCCATGAAAGGTTATGGGCAAACAACATCAACGACAGCTAATATTTTACCACCAATAACATCGTTTAGTTATTCAGGAACAGCAGACGGTCGGGGCAACACAGGAGCAACTCCGGGCGGAACATATTCATACACTGTTCCATTGAGTCAATATTTGACAAAAGAACAGATTAATGCTGGATTTACGTTAAACTATTCCGTAACAGTATATTCAGATTACAGTAATCTTTATGTTCCATCTTGTACATCAGGTATCGGAAATGGTGGTATTGATTGTAAAGATATAGTCAATATTACATTATCGATAATGGATAACGGCATTCTTGTTAAGAAGTTTGAAAATACATATGTTCTTGATTATGGTGGTTATAAAACATATTCTTTGAATAATACGGTAGAAGCAAATAACTTTGCTAATCCATATGCGACATTTCAACTATATGGTGTTGATGCTGGTTATTGTTGTGGAATGTTTGGACCGAAGTTTATTGATCCTATCATGACATTAACATATCAGATTATAGAACATGTTGTATCATCGACAAATAACACCACAACGACAGTAGCACAAAATTTGGCAAATCCGGCAAATCCGGCAAATCCTGCCAACCCCATCAACCAACAGCAACAGCAGCAGCAACAGTCTGATCCACAAAATCAAATGTTATCGCCAATCGCACCACAATCTCCTATGGCGCAACATCAACAGCAACAGCCAGGTCAACATGTGGATATACAAGTGGATCGACATGGTGGTGGTGAAACAGCGACAGTAACAGTTTCTGGACCAGACAGAGGACCAGAAACATTCACTATACAAATGCCTCAGGGACCACAATCACAACAATCCAGTCAAGCTGAAGGCGCTAAGGGTGATATAAAATCATCAGGAACAAAAGAAGGCGCTACATCCGTTGCTAATAAGATTCTTGACGCTATAAAAGACACATTTGATCCAGCAAATCAAGCAACAAAGGTTGTTTTAATGAGTATGATAGGTAGTGAATACAAAGACCGTGATCTTCAAGATGCTATAAAATGGTATGATGATAAGGAAATATATGATAATAAAGAACTAAGTGATCCTTATGGTAGATTATTCAATCTAGCGCAAGATAAAATGATGGACAAACTAATAGAAATACAATACGGAGTAAAATAATGTCCGATCAAATAAAACCATTATCGCGATCCGAAAGAGAAGCAAAAGTAAAAGATAAAGCAGGATGGGTTATTACTTTAATCGCACTATTACTATCTATAAACACATATTTGGCCAATGGTATGAGTAGCACCATTTTATCAAATACAATCAAAGCTAACGACACATGGAGTTTTTATCAAGCCAAAAGTATTAAACAATCCATAGCGGAGGGGCAGCTTGAAGATGCTATTGAGAGAAAAGATAATAAAAAAATAACAGAGTTAAAAGCTAAAATAGCCAGATATGAATCAGAACCGACGACCGGAGAAGGTAAAAAGGAACTATTGACTAAAGCAAGATCATTGGAAGAATCGCGTGATGAACTTCGCAAGCATACTCCATGGTTAACTTTTGCAGGAACATCATATCAGTTTGCTATAGTTTTGCTATCAGCAAGTATTTTAGCAGTAAGTATGCCCATGTTTTATTCAAGTTTAGTTATGAGTTTGGTAGGTGCATTGCTTATGAGTCAGGGTATTTGGTTATGGATACCCATTACACTCTAAGGAGAAATAAATGTCTGAAAAAGTAGACGTAAATAAAAAAATAGACGAAGCGGAAGCAGCAGTAAAGAAATATGCGAGTAAAGATACAGTAATCAGCATTGGTGGTTATGAGTTTACACCAGCAAAACTAATGGTAGCATTTACATTATTATCTTCCATTCTTGGTGGACTTTATGGTGTATTTGAAGTATATAAAGATTATGTTGGTATGAAAAAGAAGATCGCGGAATATGTTTCTCCCGATTTATCCGGATATGATAAAAGAATGGCCATATTTGAATCAAAACTTACTGAATCTGTGGATATTGTCCGTGATATCAGAACAGATTTGAGAACCGAAATTGGCAAGCAAGCTGATCAAATCGCTAAAATGGATGGAAGATCGCGTGATATTGAAAGAGAAGTCAGAGGTACAATGACTGGCGCTGAACGGGATGTAAAGAATTTGATTTCTAATGCAGATAAAAGATGGGACGATAAGTTGTATCGTGTTGATACCAAAATCGATGAACTTGAAAAGAAATTAGACAATAAGATTCAAAAAGCACTAGAGAATCCATTATCAAATATGACTACAACAAAATAATCAGTTGAATAACTTTGAAATCTTTTTTACATATGGAACAAGGAAACTGTCGGAAAACCAGATTAATACAACAATAGCACCCGTCAGTTTCCATTTCCATGATTCAATTGATTGGAGTCTATCGAGAATACTTTTATTTTTTTCCAGTTCTTTTTGTGTAATACAATCACGCAAAGACTTTATTTCTTCTTTGATACCTTTTTCAGATTCTTCAATCTTTTCAGTTAACTCTCGCGTAACTGTAGTAATACGGGAATGCAGGTCTTTTATGTCCATTTGAAACTCTGATCTTCTTTGTTCTATTAACTTTGCGAGTTCTTGGTCCATTTTTTCTTGATATTCAAGACGGTGTTCATGGACAGTTATCATTTTTGTCATGTTGGTTGATAACTCTTGAAGTTTTTCTATAGTAACATCAAGTTTATTGAAAATGGTTGTAAATGTTTCTACATCCTTTTTCAATAGACCAACATCAAGACGTAAGTTATCTAACTCGCCAGCCATGACACTTTTATATTATTTTGAAATATAACTTTTTACTTTTTCAACAACCAGATCAACTGTTTTTTTGGACCATTCGGGTTGCTTTAGGAAATTCCAACCAACGATAAGACCTATAACAAAAGTGACTATTGTAGACATTTTTTTCTCCTTTTATATATTTATCTTATTCTTCTGTCAGCATCTTCCACGTCTGTATCAGGAAGCATTGGTCTAGTCATTGATCTTTGTGGTGTTTGCATAGTGGATTGCATAGGTGGTTTATATGTTGACGCTGGCATGGATGAACCACTCATACCGGAATTTACTCCAGCCATTTTTTCTTGACCACGCGACCACGCTGCTACACCACAAATAGCACCCATGGCCAGGTGATAGAGCCCGGCTCCTTGAAGTGTGATCGGATTCCATTGTGTTACAGGTTGATGGGTAGCAGTTTGAATGATTGCCCATAAAACCGGAAATATAATAAAGTCCATGGAACACGTGGTCATATATAACCATCCCATGGCTGGACGCCATCTTTTTGACATCCAATCTTCTGATTTTTTTTCTTCTACTTTTTCAGTCATTTACCAGAGCTTCCAAAATGGCTTTTCTTCCTTTGGTGGCTCTGGTTGGGGTTCATCTTTTTTAGTATAATAAGTTTTATAAGCATCAATCACAGTATTCTGTTGAATGATATAGCGACGAAGTTCGGCAACATTCATGCTTAGATTTTGATATCCATCCGAATTTAGCGCAAACAATACAACAGGTCCCTGAGCTTTTTCCTCAAGAAGTTTTAGTTTCTGTTCGTAGTTTTCTTTTGTTATCACAAGAAATTCAATAGGTAACTGATCGACTGGTTGTGGTTCTTGAACCATCAAAGGTGGTCTGTCCACAATAACAGGTTTTTGCACGACTTTTGGTGAAGTGCTTCCACATGCAGCCAATGGTATAATAAAAGCTAGTGTTATTAATTTTTTCATTTAGCTTTTCTCTTTTTTACCAAATCTGGGCATATATTATTTTTTTCATCATCCGATTCTATCGGAGAACCGGTAGCCAATTCATTACATCTTAAAGCATATTTGGTTCCACGATTGACCTTTTCTTCAATCGATTGTGGATTCTGAATAGCTAATGCATTGAAGTTTCTTTGTTGACCCGAAGAAGATTCCTTGAACTTTTTTTCCAGTGCTGACATTTCACGATTAGCAGCAGCAAAATCTTCATTCATCTTTTTGTTTATAACCTGCATTTTTTCAATGTCTTTTTTCTGTGAATCCATAACTTTTTGTTGTGCATCAACAGTATCAGCAAGCTTTTGTTGTGCTTCTAAGGAAGCTTGAAGTTCATGTCTCAGACTTTGAACATAAAAATAACCAGTTGTAGCAATACCAAGTAATGCTACTGCTATGATTATTTTGAGTTGAATTCCACCAAATAAACCAAACATTTAATCCCTCAATATATGTAAAATATGTTCATAATGTTTGATTCTGTCCTCAAGCCCTATGAAACCACCATTAATCTTCTTGGTCATGGTTTTGATATCGCCAGAATCAGCTAGAATATTTAGTTTATTGACATGCCAAAACCAGCCAGCGGACCTCGCTGCTCCTTCCGGTGATTCTAGATACATAGGATCGGAAATCAAATCCAGACCAAGGCCCTGCCCACATTTCTCATAGTTTGTTCTGCCTGTCAACTGGATCAATCCACGTCCACGAAAGGCCCAACCATCACCAGATTCTTCTGAGCCGTTGCCCATCCGATTTGCATACACACGATTAGCGATTGCTTCTGGATTTCTTTCATATTGCATTGCGTTTTGTGTGTTGAAGTATTTTGGAAACACTTTGCAAAGTCCCTGTGCGCTATAATTCAGATTTTCTTTTACATATTTCAGATTGCCAGATTCATGCCCGCATTGTGCAATAAAGGCAGCGACTCTTTCTGGTGTTGAAATATCAAACTCGTCACATGTATTGGAAATAGGCTCTGCAAATAACTCTACAGCCTGTGGATTAGCTTGTGGTAAACAAGATTGAAGAATATCGACCGTAATCATTTGCGTTCTTTTCTTAGATATACCATTGCACCAGTTGCTTCATCTTGCACAATGATTCCTGTTTTATGATTTTTTCTTCCGTATTTTCTTATTTCTTCACCAAATTCATCATTACCAACATATTTCTCATAACGCAAAAACTTTTTCTTACCCATGCGACAGCGATGATAGTATTCAGATTTTACCTTGAATACGCGATGACCTGCGAAAGTTTCTTCATTAAGCTTATTTTTTGGTTGTAATACCCAAACGACTGAGCCACCCAAGTCCTGTCTATGTGTAAGTTTATAACCAATTTTTTGTGGTAAAAGTTTTGTCATTGTATCATAAAGTTTAGTTCTGGAATCTGATTTATCACCTTTTCCTATTCCTGTAATCCACAAAGAATCAGGTCTCATGTCTTCCACAAATTCCTTAATTGCTTCAAGCACAGTTGAAAGTATTTCATAGGAAAAACCAGTGGTTAGTCTTGCTGTGGTAAAATCATGTTTAGTGTCCATATTTGAACGCGCAAAATCGACTTCCCAATCGTTTTTTGAAGCATCCAATTTTTTAAATGTGACTCTGATTTTATCGTTTTTATCCACCTCAAATTCAGCTTGATTTATTTCAGGACCATGAACAGTCCATTTATATGATTTAACTTTTGAAAAAACTTCATTCATTGACCGATTAGTCGATGCTTTAAGTACGCGCAGATTTTTAATATCATTATTTTGTGGATTTGAATCTTGATGATCTACATCTTTACCATCGCTTTTATGAACTCTATTTAACCGAGTCAACAATCGGCGTGCATAATTACGCTTTGCTCGATTCTTTTTTTGTTCTGGTTTTGAATGGTAGTTTTTATATTCTGCTTTATAGTCGCGCTTGGATTCGACTAACTCTTTATTTTCTGTTTTTTTTCTTCTGATTCTGGCTAAAACAGCTTTTGGTCCTGGAGGTTCACCCTGTGGACCAACACCCAGACCAGCAATAGCGCCTGATCCAGCGACATTTGCAATACCGCCACCAGCACCACCTGCGCCCATTTCATTTAGTTTTTTGCGAATTTGTTTGAACTTGATCATGATACTTTTATATATTTCTCAGATTTTTTGCTACATTCATGTCTACTGCTATATCGGATGATCTTATGTTTCTACCGTTTATTCCTTTTACAACATTAGGCATAAAATTGAGAAATAATAAAAATGTTTTTAGTATATCATGCTCTTTTTTGCCAATCTTCAAAAACAACATTCTCGTGGAAGCTTCAATACCAAAAACATTATATAATACTATCAAGTGATTTAAAATCAATCGTTCTTTTAGAT